TTTGTTTGTCCTGTGGTTTGAACTCGTTTCCGTGTTCTTGATTATATTATAACTCGTTTTCGTGTTATGTCAATAGTATTTTTGAAACTTTTTAACATTTTTTCGAGTTATCCGCAAAACGTCCGTATTTTCAACAAAAACCGAACACGAACCCCGACAGGCTCGGCGGTGTTTCTTCTATATAATGGAGCAAAACGAACACGAAAACGAAACATAATTATTTTATTGCATTATATAGAAGAAACTCACACCAGCCGACAGGATGACACCACAACACCCACACCCGGAACGGCTACAGGATGACACCAAACCCGAACCGCTCCCGGCTTCATCCTATAGAACCAAACCACACCAGCGGACACCGGGAACGGATGACAGGAGCGGACACCCGAACACAAAACAAGCCGCCCGGGCTGAAGGTTAGACCCGAACGGCTGTTTGAATGAAAATTTTTGAAAATTTCTTTGAAAAAGGGCAACAAAAATCCCGACACAGCCGGGGCGGCGCAAGTGGCTGGCGGTCGGGATAGTCGATAGTCGTTTGATAGTCGAAAGTCGTTAGTCGCTTTCGGTCTCGGATGAAGTCGAATTGTCTGATAGTCGCTTCTGTTGGTCGGCGGCTATATAGCGGTCTCTGATTTCGTCTGCGTCATAGTCGCTGTCATTCTGCTGGTTAGGTGTTAGGACGTACTCTGTCTTGTCTTGGTAGCCGAAGTTGTTCTTACCGAGGAAGATACCAGCAACAGGATTGACCTTGCCGGAGTTCATGTACTGTTCCCACAAATTTTCCATAATTTTGTACGCCTTTTTAATGGTGTCCTTGACCTCGGGCGGCAAGTTGTTTATCTCCTGTGTACTCGAAATCGTGTCAGTTTTTATTTCCCACAGTCTCCGTCTATCCATTCCATTCAGTGCAAGACCTAATCCAGCAACAGTAGGCTTCATATCTCTTGACGTATAAAGCGTGAAAAACTCCGCTATCCTTGCTTGCACCTGTTCCACATCGTTAAGGTCGATGTTAGGCATAGAAAAAAGTGCGAGGTTCACTTCCATAAACTTCGCATTATCGCCTTCAGCAAGCATTAACCCATTGTCTCCAATGACAGGAGAGTTGCCGCCACGAGGGCGAGCCTTCTTTTTAGGGGCTTTCTTTTTCTTATCACTCCCGGAAGTCGAAACAGTCTCCTTGCTCCCGACAGTCTCCTTATCTGAACCCGATAAGATTAAATCTTTATCCGTAGAGGTCTCCTTTTCAATCTTATCCGTGTTATTTTCTAATAATTTATCAAGGTCTAAAGCCATTCTATCAGCCTCCTTTTCAATATTGTTCTTCTTATTGCAGTAGTAAAAGTAGTTGAAAATCAATTTTTGCAGTAACTTTTTATAGTAGGGGTCTCTTATAGAGAAATTATAGGGAAAAACTGATTTTGAACTACTTCAACTACTTCATTTTATCTTATCCGTACTATATTATTATCCTAATAAGATAATCCAAGTAGTTGAACGAAAATCCAAACTGACGTTCCCTAATACAAATCAGATAATAAAATAATCCTCTTTGTGTTGTATCTTCTCTGTATTATATTATAACACAAATCAGATTAAAATATTATCTTTTACAAAAATTACTTGCCGTCCGATTGCCCCTCATTCTTGTTGTGAAAACAAAACCAAATCTCCCAAGCAATCATCATAAGCCCACAGGCAACCAAACACGAGCCGTCCAGCGTCTTACAATATGCTACGAAACATAAGATTGCAAATAACATTTCCATATCCGACCTACACCTCCTTTTATCCTTCATTAAGTCGCTGGTGCGAGACAGTCGCAAGCCGCCGAGAGAGTGAAGTCTTTAGTCGCTTTCTCTATGGCAGTCCTTGGCTTGTCTGCTTCAACCAGCATTACACGACCTTTGCCAAGTTTTACGGCATAAATCCGCTCTTGCATATACTCAACATCAACGCCAACTCCGTCATCCCGGTTAGCCCACGCTATGAGTTCCTTACACACTTTACATTTATCCTCTGCGGTCATCCAAACACCTCCTCTAATAAGTCTGCTTTTATGAGTTCATAGGTAATATCAAGAGCCGTACGGCTATCCCTGTACCTACAATTTGCTCGTGCGTGTATGCGAGGGTCATCATCCGACCAAGGATTTATGTCATAAATCATTCTCGATACGAAAATCATCTGACAGCCCCGGGAGACACAGAGATAATATCCGTGCCTCCCGTACTCGCCACGGCATTTCTTGAAACCAAACCGCTCGAACTCTGACATATCAACATTCTCTTTGGGCTTTAGCATTTTCTACCTCCTACTCATAAATTATCTTTGTTCCTCGTCCTTTGCTTATCGGTAAACTTTGATTTATCGCTCATTAAACATCTGCGAACCACACAACCGTAACATTTGTCGAAATGCGGACAACCTCGACATTTTCTCTTAAAGAATGAAAACAATCTAATCATCGTCCACCTCCAACAAATCATCCAAACAATGTTTCTTACCGTTAATTTCAAGCAACTTTCCGTCCTTCGCCGCTTGCTGGTAGCGTCTGTACTTCCGGGTGTAGTCGTATGACTTTCCGAAAACGAACTGACAGGCTTTGTACATCTGTGGCTCTCTCTCTCTCTCTCACGATAGCAAGGTCTTTTTCAAAATCCTTGTTAAATGGACAGCCTACACAGCCTGTTCGGGTAAATCCCCATACTTCGTAACAGTCGGAGTGTTTTACATTGAAAGTCTTATCGTAAATCTGCTCGTCCTCGGTAGAGTACCAAAAGAGAGGGCGGTAAAAGTGACAGCCTTCGTCCGGGTTATCCCAACAGGTCTTATACTTCATCGAACGGACACCGCCCTCGGCTTTTCTGATACCCATAATCATAAGGTCTATATCGTTATCTGCGATAAACTTATGAGATACCTTTTTCTTGGCGTAATTACAACATTGTTTCGATATGTTGAACCCGGGAGGGTTCGCCAAAAGAAAGTCTTTAAGGTTCTTATTGTAGTCGATGTTGAATATCGAGAAACCGTGTTCTTTAGTATCTCTATGGTTACACCACCAACTTATAGCGCTTTTACATTTCGGGTATCTTTCAGCCAAGGTATCGTAGTCCTCGTCCTCCCATTGAAAGCCGTATTTCTGCAAGCGTTCAATCTGCTCCGAAACCATTTTTGAGAGAAACGGTAAGCCATATTCCTTACAGGAGAGCGGTATCGGCTTAATCGCCTTGATACGCTCGATTGTGATACCGTATTTCTGCTCCAAATCATCCAAGTGTCGCTTGGTAGCGGCGTATTCCAGCCCGGTATCAAACCAAATATAACGAACCTCGGATTTATCCTTCAGTAACTTTGTTATGAGGTCGAGCATTATATCACTATCTTTACCACCCGAGATTGAAACCGCTACGTTTGAATAGCCCTCATTAAGAACCTGTCGAGCCTTATAAAAACTATCCATAGCCATAAGAGAGCCGTTTTCAGAGACCGGGCGAGTGTACTCGGAGATTTTATCTAATTCAAGATGTAGCACATCAAATCGCCTCCTTTAACTTAACTCCCCAATAAATCTTAAATCCCGAGGAAGTAGAAACTCTATCGTACCATTCCGGGTGTCGCTCCATTTCGCTGTTAAACTTGCGAGCGGAGAGAACGAAAGCACCTTCAGACTTCGCCCAAATCTTAAAGGCGTTGTATAAGTCCTTGCTTCTGATATTCTTATCAGCCACCTTATCACATCTTGCTTCAAGGAACTGTAGGACAATATCATTGTCTCGCTCATATTTGCTCACAACCTCGTGTAAGCCCTCGGACATTTCGAGCCCTCGTTCCTTATACTTGATATACCCACGCACCAGCCACATAAAGATACCGCTCATATTTTCCTGTGAGCAGAGTTCATCTTTAAGGTGCGTGTCCTGTTCCTTTGCCGAGAAGTGGCGGTTAAACTCAACCACCTTGATACGCTCGCTGGCGAACAACGACTTGTCAGTAACCATAGGTAGGTCGTTACAGGAGAGCCATAAAGTGAACTGCGGCTTATAGGTTATAGCCGACTGATAAAGCGCACGAGCGGATATTTCCTCGCCGCCTGTGAGTTGCTTTATCTTTTCTTCATCCAACTTACCGTATTCGTTGCTCTCGGACATTGTTACAAACCTTTTGCCCTTCAGCCCGGCGAGGGTAGGAGAAGCGGCTTCTGCGTCCTTCTCACGGCTACCTCTACAAATCATTCCTACAGGCGCAACCTTGGCGTAATCCCCGAGCATTGTTTCAATGGTATTGAGTAAGGTACTCTTACCGTTTCGGGTAGTCTTACCGTGTAAGATAAACATACATTCCTCGTTAGACAGCCCTAAAATCGAATATCCCAAGGCTCTCTGAAGGAAATCTGCCTTATCCTCGTCCTGTTGGGTTACTTCCGAGATAAACTTCTCCCAGCGAGGACTTTTTACCTCACGGTTGATTGTGTGTCGGAAGTTGGTCTGCATTGTTAAGAAATCATCCCACCTTGCTTCTCTGAAGGTAAAATCCCGGAGATTGTAAGTACCGTTCAGACAGTTTATAAGGTAGGGGTCAGCGTCAAACTCTGTAGCCGCAATCCTTAACTCGCCTGTAGCGTCCTTTAAGATACGGTCTCTCATACGTCTGTCGCCCATTTTATTGATAAACTGATTATATTTCTTGCGGAGGTCGTCATCCTCAATCTCTCCACAGTATAAAATCATCAGCCTTACAAAGTCCTTTATCTTCTCTGATACAAGGATTGCTCCCTCGTCCTTACGCCAAGCACCCTCGAAATAGGTGTACCAAGACTTATGTTCGGGGCAGTACCGGGCTTCTGCCGAGTAGAGCATACCGAACAGGTTAGCCATACCCATTTCAGACCATTCAAACCCGGAACTGTTTTCAGAAGCACTCTCGGGATGATAGGTCTTGATACGGTACATCTTGGCTGATAATTCCTCGTCCATAATTACACGACCATTGTGTAATTCAAATAACTCTGTCATATCGCCTTTGCCTCCTTAAACACTTTGTAAATCTTCGGAAACTGTATCGCTATCCAATCAACGACCGTTTCCTCCTGTCCGTAACTTCTATGCTCCCAATCGTGAGCCAAGCCGCTCTCGTACATAAAAGCGTGGATGATTTCGTGTCGGAGACACCTTTTCTGATAGGCTTTGAAATCGTTTAATTCTGAACCTTCCCTCTCGGAGACTACGACTATCAGTTTTACAGAGTGGTCGCAATAACCGTCATTCTCTGCAAGATATTTGTCCTCGGAAGGCTTACGATATTCAACAGTCCATTCAGAACCCATAATCTCTAATTTCATATATCCTCCTACTGTACCAAGTCTTTTATGTCTATCACGATACCGTCACACCCTTGGACTTTGTTACCATTTGCTATGTATTCCTCGGTGGAGAAGAAAACAAGGTGTCCGTCCGGGTCGGTAGCGATAGAGAGTTTGTTCTTGATACAGGTTATTTTTAATAGAGAAAGTACATACTTTACTTCCTCTTTAGCGTCCTCTGTCATCCGTCTACCTCCTTGATACTCCGAAAAGTCTGTTAAGCGTGTCCTTTGGGTGGGCTTCGACAACACCTGTGTCACTCTCATAGAAGATGTTGTAATTCGCCCCGGCGGCAAGTCTCCACTCGATACTTGCTCCTGTGGAATACTCCCAGCCGTCCAGCATAAAGATTGACTTACAATCGTCTCTCGTGAGCATTGCGATAGACATTTTCATATATTCGAGCCAAGAAGTTTCCTCGGGAAGAATAGCATTGACCGCTACCGGGTTAATTGGTTCAAATCCCAAGGCTCTTACCTGTTCCTCGGCTCTCTTAAAGCGTTCCTCATAATCCTCTGTGCCTGTGACCTTGCCGCTGATATAGCACTTGGGATAACGAAAAGAGTTGTATGTTCTATGTACACCACCTATTCCCATTATTTCTTACCTCCCTGTGCCATAACTGCGATAGCGCATTTCTGCTTATCCTCAACCCACCAAGAACACCCTTCTTTGAGACAGTAGCAAGGCTGTGTTCCCACACTCGCCTTGCCGTCTACCTCAACAATAGTATTGCCTGTAAGGAGAGGGCAAATATCCATATCGTTAAGATTATTCATTGCCTACCTCCTCATTACCAATCTTGATACCGAGAACATCTTCAAAGATTGCTTTATCAAAGTTAGGAAGTGAGAGAATAGCCTTCTTGTCGCTTTCTGACAGGCTTTCCCACCATACTTGGTTACTTTCTTTGATATTGAGAACCTTCAGATAGCCACCTGTGAGCTCATAATCCGAGTGGGCTTTCTTCTCGTCATCCGACATACTATCGGCAGAAATCCATTCAACGGTTTCAAGTCTCGGTAAATCCCAATAGAGTAGGTCAAAGGCTCTCGACCTTCTCCAATCTTCATAAGTCCAATCCGTGGGCTTGTTGAACATACGGAACGGCTCGTTCTCTGTGCAAAAGACACCTGTACATCTGTCTGCTTTGTTGAAGTCGCCGCTGTTGCGGTTGCCGCTGTTGAAGTCGCCGCTGTTGAAGTCGCCGCTGTTGCGGTTGCCGCTGTTGAAGTCGCCGCTGTTGAAGTCGCCGCTGTTGAAGTCGCCGCTGTTGCGGTTGCCGCTGTTGAAGTCGCCGCTGTTGCGGTTGCCGCTGTTGAAGTCGCCGCTGTTGAAGTCGCCGCTGTTGCGGTTGCCGCTGTTGAAGTCGCCGCTGTTATTAAGCCCGGAATTGTTCACGCCACTATTAACGATAGTGAGCAATTCCGACCAAGGAATTTCTCTGACGATTTCCAACTTATCGGTGCAACATTTATCTTCGCCCTCCAGCACTTCGCCGTAGGCTACGACCTCGCAAACGTGGTTTCTCGGGTCGAAATTGTAGTAGTTAAAACAATCATTGGCTCTCTTACAAAAGTGCATACCAGCACCGCAAAGTTCCAATTCCACATCTTCCTCGAATTTGCCCGGACATTCATATGTCTTATCTCTGCAAGTCCAATCCTCATTGAAAACCTTAAACCCATTTACTTTCGCCATAAAATTCTGACCTCCATTATCCGAATAGGATTGAAATATTATCTCGTTACGATTGAATAATAACACTAATAGGATAATATGTCAATCCTATTTAGATAATTTTATTATCCAATTTGTGTTATCTTTTATACCTCGTAACACTATTGCATATATTTTTTAACTCATTCTTGCCGAGCGGTGGGTCACACGCTACCGTATTGCAATAGAGTAGTTCTTCATAAATCTGACCCTTGGTATATCCAAGGTTGTGAAGCATACCAGCGAGAGAGGTAAGACAAATATTTCTTGACCCATCGGGAATACGAGGGTAAACAGGTCTTAACTTAATTCTCCCCTCTGATACTGCGTCCTCCCAAACAGGAGAGTAAATCTTGTCTCTGCCAACAACTACATCGTCCTTCTGCTCCCGGGTTTCCGGGAAGTAAGTCTCAACAACATAGTCAATCGCTTCTTGGTTCTCGATAATCTCACGGTACAGGAGCGTATCGCCTGTCATAATGAAATACCGAGCCGCTTTGTAAATCTCTACGCCCTTCAGATTGTTTTTACCCTTAAAGGGGAGCGTTCCCCGAAGCAGTATGTGAAAACCTCTACCGCTTCGGGATTTCTCCGTGTAAGACTTACATTTACCGATAATATCCGCACCGAGAACCGAGATTAAACCGTCATCATCGTAGCCACAGTCAATGTCGATACCGACAAATCCGTTATCAGCAAAGACGAAACCGCAGTAGTCATAATAACCGTCTTTTACCATAGCAAGAGCCGTATCGAAATCAGCCCAAGTGTTACGGTTAGTGCTGGAGGCGGCTTCGTTCTCAAACGCTTTCATCGGAACTTTGCTACCGTCATTTGCACACACCCATTGCGGTAATGCCTGTAATTCTGTTGGGATATTCTCGTAATGGTTCATATTAACCCCCTCTGTAATGCGATTTCACGCTCCACGCCGTTTACCAACTTCCATACGGTGTCCTGTGTAATACCCTTGGCAAGAGAAATCTTGTAAACATTGTCAGCGATTGTATCGCCTTCAAAATATACGAAAGTCAGAATTTCACGCTCCCTGTCCGGGTACTTCGATAATACTTCCTCGCACACTTCCCAATTACGCTTGTCGGCTTCTGTACGGAACTCGGGTTCTTTATGGCGAGTGTAGAAGCGGAGACAATGATTAGCGAAATCTGAATAAAATGCCTTTGACATTACTTTCTCCCCCTCTTATCGTGCTTTCCGAAACTGCCGTGAGTAGGTTCTTCCACCTTTTCCTCCAGCGGCTCGCCCTCAAAGTACCAAGTCTTATCCACACAGATAGGGTAATCGGGCTTATCGCTCTCTACAAGATTTCCGCTGTCGATAATATGCTGTGCCGCTGATACTGCGAGAGTGTCGGTCACGAAATCCTTACCTGTATGAAGTAAAGCCTTGACTTTTCCATTGATGTTTTTTAACTTGTACTGCATTTTCATACCTCCTATGTGTTATAAATCTTGGACGCTATCATATCTGCCGTATGCGTCCACAATACGTTAGGGTACTTCTCTATGGCTCTGCCGTAGTATTCCCACTCTGATTTCTCCGTATATGCGCCCATATGGTAGCGAATACACATAACTTCCTCCTCGGTCAACTGCATATGAGAAGCAATCATCATAACCGATTTATCTCCGTGACCTGTGAGTAGGGTGTCAGTCCGATATTCCCACTTGGAAGTGTCGGGTATCGTCTCTCCACCTAATGTATGACCTATCTCCGGGTGCGAGTATTGGTCTATCTTACAAAGGTCGTGTAAGAGACCTACGATAAAAGGACTTCCCTCTCTCTGCCATTCGAGATTATTTCTTCTCGTGAGGTCAACCAGCGTTTCCATTACGAGGAAAGAGTGGTCGAACAATCCTCCTTCATAGTTACCGTGGTACTTTGTACTCGCTGGTGCTGTGAAGAACTCGCTCTCTGCAAGCCATTGTGAGAACTCGGGAGGCAGAACACATATAATAGGACTTTCCCAAAACTGCTTTAACCTATCCTCTTTTGTCATTTTGAGCCTCCAATTCCAAATACTTATTGATGTACCATTGTGCCTTTTTCACATCTTCGACACCGTTCTTGCGGTTATGGCGGTAGAGATACTTAAAAGCATTGCATATACAGAAATCCTGTACGGCTTCAACTCCCTGTGTCTCTACCATAACCTCGATACATTCAAACTTACCTGTCTCATAATGAGTAGGGTGGTTTACCATATCTGCCATACCGCTACCTCTTATCCGAGCAGACTGTCAAGGTCGAGACCGCCTGTCTTTGGTGTAACCGCCTGTGTCTGTGCCTGTGGCTTTGGAGTAGTAGTCTGTGGCTTGCTTACGCTATTACTCTTACCAAGAGTGAGAGCCTTGTCGGTAGGTGTCTCGTCAAATCCTTCAGCCGGAGACTTATCTCCAAGATTGGCGAATGTAACAGTCTTGGTAGGGTCGTTTCTGTTAGGCATAGGCTCTGAATGAACGACCTCGGCTCTGATGTAGTGGTCGATAAGTTCTTCCGGGTCTACATCTTCACGAGTGAAATCGTTAAGTGCTGTCTTGGCGAAGTATGAGAAAGCGTTAAGAGCCTTTTCGTTCCATTCGTCATTAGCGTCTTTAAGGGAAAATCTTTCGGTGTGAGTTAATCCCTGTGCGGTAACGAGTTTGACTTCAATCTTGCCAAATTCCTCGTCATAACTTGCGTCATAAATGCGGAAAACATATTCTCCCTCGGGAATAAGTACAAATCCGCTTGTCATAGGTATTCTTGCCATTGTGTTAATCCTCCTTAAAAAGTTTGTTGGCTACTTCTTTTGCGAACATTGCCCCGGTTAAAGGAATAAGCAACTTTCCCATACCGTCCAATTTTTCATCCTTCATCATTTCGTCCATGACTTCCATTGTTGCTTTCTTGAAATCATCCTCTGTAATGGTTATTTTTTTTTTTTCTTCCATAATGAAAATCCTCCGTTTATTTACTCTTTATTGCTCCGACAGTCAGCCTGTAAGTAGGCTCGCCCTGTTCGGTGGTTACATATTTGTCGTAAACTCCGTCCGCTTTCATAGCGTCATCGTTGTACACGGTCTTTGGCTTCGGGTCACTTCTCGATACAGAGAAGGTATAAGTAGAACCCTTGACCTCAACCTTTTTATCGCCCTCTTTGAACTGCTTAATAGCAAATTCCTTGATTGCCTTATTGAGAGCGTCCAGCCTGTCCGTCTTATCCTTAATGGACTTGTTGAACTCGTCCACTTCGGTTTTAAGGGCTTCGGCTTCGGCAATCATTGAGTTAATGTCATCCGAAGTGGTATCTACGGAAGTAGTACGGAGAGCCTTTAATATCTCTGCGTCCTTCTTCTCGTCATACTCGGGAGAAATACCCTTATCTACATAATCAGCCCACCATTTTTCAACCTTGGCTACCTTGTCTGCAAAGTCCGGGTATCTCTCGGAGACCTTGAACTCCTTGGTAATAGTGTTCTTAATGCTCGGCTTGTACTTCTTCGGGTCGTTGTAGTCCTTTTCTTCAAGGAAAGAAGCGACCATAATTACATTGTCAACACCGAGAAGATAAGCGTAGAGAGCCGCCTGTAATGCGTAATACTCGGGAATGTCGTTCTGCCAATCCTCGATACGTTTTGTAGTTTTCATTTCGAGAACCGTATCGACCTCGCCTGTTTCATCATCTACACCGAGGTAATCCCACATACCGCCAAGGTGCGGATTTTCCGGGAAGAAATCGCCCCAAGTCTTGTTGAAATAATCCTCTCCGTACTTATCAGTAGGAGTGATTAAATCCATACCGTAGGATTTCTTCATATAATCAGCCTGTTTAGGCTCGATTGTCTTACCAGCGACCGTGTAGATTGTGTCCTCGAATGGAACTTCGTAGGTCTTGGTAATCGCACACCACATTTCAAAAGCGGTACTCCAAGGATTAAGACCGAGGATAGTAGCGAACCTCGTACCTGTGATTTTCTTGGTCTTTTTCGGAGGGGTAATCTGAATACGATTACCCTCCAGCCACTTAATATCCTTACTCATTTGAACCCTCCTCCAACATTGCTGTGATACGCTCAATCAACTTCTCACAATCAGTCTTACTGATGACTGTAAAGCCCTGTGTCTCTACCGCAATCTTGGCGATAAGTTCTTCCTTGTCCGGCTGTGCTTCTTTAAGGTTCTTCAATACCTTTTTGAGACCCTTAATCTGAAGGTCTGTAGCCTGTTCCTCGGGAGCGGTTAATTCTTCCTTAACCTCGGCTCTTTCCTCGGCTGTGGCTGGTGCTTTAGGAGTAGGAGCGGCGTTGTTACCGTCATCCTTTACGGTAGTAGGCTCGATACTGTCGGGTTCGCAAATATCGAGAGCAATCATATACAGGTAGCGGCGAAGATAGGTCTGCGCTGAACCAAGAGCCTGTACAGGATTAACCATTTTGTTCTCGGAAGGGTATCTCATAGGAGTGTAGAACTGTATTGTTTCCTCCGGGTTATCGGTATTTACCACGGTCATAAGTGCCTGTTCATCCGTGAAAGATACGATAGGAACGAGACCGATTTCAGCAAAGATACCGATTGCGATAGGTACAATGTCGTCCAACTCGAAATACTTGTATCTCAACTCCATATGCTTACCGCTCTTTGAGATACCGTGTTCAAGGAACTTCGCCCTTGCCTCCAATAACTTCTGATACACATTCATCTTGCTTGTATCAGCCTTTGTAGTAGTGCTTGCTTTTGCTGTTGCCATTTTCTTATTCCTCCTTGTGGTTTTTCTTTCGGGTTTTATGCCCTTAAAATCGTTTACTCTTTTCTTTGCCATTTCGATGTAGAAGGTCTTATCCACATCGGATATGGAAATATGGTTGTCATTGTCGATAATGCAATGTTCCGGGAGACTGTCTATCTTGGCTTCGCTGTCGTCCTCGGCTTTGACCTTATAGACTTTGCCGTAACGCTCGTCAGCCGTTGCATAGACCCTGTTTACTCTCTGTACAGGCTGTTTTTCTCCGTCTACCAAGTGGTAGGCTTCTTTATACTTCGCCCCGGCTTTGGCTATCATCTGAAACTGTGACAGGTCATCACAAGCGTTTACCGTGTCCTCTACAGGAGTTCCGTTTAAGAAGTATTCTTTAATCGCCGTAGCGACAATGACCGCATTGTTATTGATGTTAAATGCTCCCTGTGGAGCGATACCCTTTACGAGATAGCCGCCCTTGGCTTTGGTAGAGCCGTTGGTCTGTACTTCGAGGTAGTTATTAACATCTTTCTGATACAACCTCGCTATCTTGTCGGGTTCGAGTTCAAAGCCTGTGCGTTCTTGCCATTCTTTGAGAATTGCGTCTACCTGTGCTTGCTGGTCTGCATAGAACTCGAACATAATACCGTCAGTATTCAACTGCGTTATAGTCAAGTCCTCGACCTCTGCTACAAGGTGTTCAGCCAATTCCAAGAGGTATAACTGACCGCTTATACATACCGACCTACCCATAAGAGGGTCGAACAGGTCGTTGTACTGATTGATAGAAGCACCGTAGGTAGTGTTCGCAACCAACTTCAAGGCGTTTGCCGTGGCGGTATCGCCTTTGGCTTTAGCCTCCATACGAGTGTTTACAACATCTTCGTATATCTTTGGGTCGGGAATATTGCGGCTCGCATAACCATTTATGATGATTAAGTGAGGGTAGTAACTACCTACATCGTCATTCTCCTGTACTCGCTGTCGTTCTCCCTCGACAGGCTCTTGAACTTCAAAAAAGTAATTTTTCCTTGCTCCGTGTATGCCGCCCCAAGCGATTTTAGTAGGACATTCGCCTACGACTATCTCCAAACTGTCCTTAAAAAGAACTTCGTCCGGGATTGTTGGGTCGTACATTTTGTCAAAGAACTCGAATACCTCGGCTGGTATGTACTCTCGTAAGAGATTGTCCGGGTATTTGTACTGTCGCTCGTCATCGTGCGTCTGTGGACTTGCTCGGAGCATTGCGGCTGTCAGTTTGGCGTTTGTCATTGACATAGCCTTTTCGGGAGGTAAGCCAGCCAACTTACCTATGTTTATTTTGTTCTGTAAGTAATCCTTACGGATTTTTACTATCTTCTCGGTAGCGTCTACATCGGAGCGGCAGTATTTGAACATTCTTTTAAGTTCATCGGGTGTGAGAGGACGGTCGATGTTAAAATCCGTCTCTGTCTCCTTGATGTTCAATCCAAGGTGTCCTTCGATAGCCTTCAGCGATAAGCCTTTTTGCATATCATCCATAATGTCTACATTGTTCATTCGCCAATAGACACCGTTAAATGCCGGGTACTGCCAGCCTTGCTGTCGCTTCACGATGATGTAATCGTTAAGGGCTTTAAGTTCTTCGGGTGTGAAATCACACACAACGCCTTTTGCTATGTATTGGTCGTAGAATTTCGAGTTGAAACCTATATAAATGGCTTCACTATCCATACATTGTCGGAAGGCTTCGTTGTCGTTATGGATTTCCGTATAGATACCTGTCTCTATATCCTTCAGAACCACCAGCCAATCGAATTTCGTAACCTCGAAGTCATATACAACCAATCTCATTACGACCCCTCCTCTACGAAATAACACTTGTTTTTCTTGTAAGTGGAGCAACGCTTCTTATAGGCTTTCACGAGGTACATCGTGTTATCCACGAAATCATAGGCGACAGGGTCATCCTTACCCTCGAATGTTCGGGCTACTCGTCCGATAGCCTGTGTGATTACTGCGTAATCCTTTTGAGGGGTAGTGAGGAACAATCGCTCCAATCTCGGAATGTCGAGACCTTCTTTCGCCAGCGAGTAGGTAGCAAAGAGATATTTCTTCTTACCTGTCCTCATATCCTCGATAGCCTTTTCTCTGTCAGCCTTGCCCTTCTTACTTGTCATCTTGCCGCTTATCATTACTGCGTCCATTTGAACGAGAGTAGGTAGGCGGTTTATCAAATCCTCTAAATGCTCTAACCTGTCGGAAAGTATCAGACAGGAACGACCTTCGTTTTCAAGGAGCGTGCCAACGATAATCTGTTGTCTTTCATCACAAGTAGTGAGATAAGAAATCATCTTTGCATAATTCAAAGTGCCGTCTGTATTGAGCATTGCCCTTGATTGCACCACGCCTGTTCCCACCGGGCAGATACCAACTCTCATAATCTTGTCAGCAACCGCTTCATCGGGTACTTTATAAGCAATCTCGCCTACAAGTGCGTAGGTGGCGGCTATCATACCGTCAGAACGATGTACCGTAGCAGAGAGACCGTATTTATGTCTCGCAGAGAGATTGTTAAGAACTCTCTGATACTGCGTGACTGCGGTAGGTGTACCGCTTACCCTGTGTACCTCGTCTGTGATAATGCAATCCCACTCATTTCGATACCGAGCAAGGTCGAGTTTGCTCATTGTCTGTACGGTGGCGAATGTAATACCGTTACCGATATTGACCTTACCTTCAGTAATCATCCCCATAAGGTCTTTACTCATATACAACTCGGCTCGCTCTTTACTCTGTCGTACCAAATCCAGCGTGTGACACAGCCACAATGTTTTTCTCTTTAACCGGGTGGCGAGAGCGATACCCATTTGAGTTTTACCGCTACCAGCCGGAGATTGAAGTATTCCATACTTGGCTTCAATCATTGCCTGTACGGCTTCTTCTTGATAATCGTAGAGTGGTACTACTGCGTTGAAATCCACTTCCTCGGCTTCTGCGAAATCCGCTATAAACTCGGCTTCTTTCCATATCTCCCCGGGAACAGATTTCAGAACACCAAACGGTAGTACCAACTGATTTCCGTTTATCTCAAAGAGCGATATAGTCCTCGGAGTGTTACCGACCCAAAATCCCATTCTCTGTTTCTTGGCATAATCGGGGTTTGCCAATATCAGATTATCCTTGCACCATTTCAGCAATTCGGGTGTAGGGTCGGAGATTGTCAATACGTTTGCTACAACGACTTGCATATCTTCTTAATCCACTTCTCATACGTCACGCCGTACTCTGCCATTTCCTTGACCGAGAGAGACGCTTTATCCCCGAAATTCGTAAGAGCCTTCATCGAGTAGTGAGGTATCATAAATATCTGCCCCTGTGAGATTTTGAGAGCGAACCACGCTTCGCCATTGCCGCAATCTCTCCATAAATCCATAGAAGAATGTTGGTTGTCCTCTATCCGGGAGAGAGGAAAACGGTCATCGGAACACACCTTACAGTCAATGAGTAATGCTTTTTTCTTTTTGACCGCTATAAGGTCTGCTGGTTGCCCGGCGGCGTTCTGCGTCAGAAGATGTACCCAAAACCCTTCCTCATAGAGCATTTGAGCGAAATCTTCCTCGAACGATGTACCGATAGCCTTATTCGTGATTGAGACGGTATTCTTCATACTCTGCCTCCAATCTGTCGTAATCTGCTTGGTGGTTATCAGCGGCTATCTCTAACTCATTAACTTTTTCCTCCAGCGTATCGACCTGTTGCTCGAACTCGTCAGCCTGTTCGGCTTTCTCTCTGATTTCACGGAAATAGTCAGCCGCTTCACTACCAAGGTATTTATCCAAAATGTCCTCGAAATCGTTAGGATTTAAGATTGTTTCCACGCTACCATTAGCGAGTTTCATCACTTGACCCATTCTTGTATTCCTCCCACTTGGTTTCTATTGCTTTGGTATAATCCGTACAAAAAATTCCGTTTTCCCAAGCCTTACTTGCTCCGTACTCTCCGAGGTTGTAACACATAAGGGCTTTGGTATAATCGTCATCATATTTATGGAGATAACCAGCCAAGATGTTGATACCGCAATATACGTTCTGATAAGGATTGAACATATCAACGCTGTTGTAATCTTCCTTAACCCATTGGAAATTACATTCGTTAATCTGCATTAGTCCATAATCATTAGTGCCGCTGACACACTCGGGATTGAAATTGCTTTCTTGGTCGATAAGTGCGATTACCAGCGATACGGACAGGTCGTTATCAGCGCATATCTCATAGATGTACTGTTGTAAACTGTGGGAAAGCGGAACATTGAAATAGTCCACTTCGTAATCAGCCGGGAGAGAGTTATTAACCTCTACAGGAACTTCAACCGTCTTAACCACTTCCTCGGTCTCTACGATTGTTTCTGTAGGTTTGGTTACTCTGCCGAGGATAAATCCTACAACCAGCAACCCGGCGAATAAGATATAAGAAATTCTCTTATAAACGATGTATTGATTTTTGAAAGATGATGTACGTTTTATGGTTTCGCTACGCTTGTTAGCCATTTTTGAAATGCCTCCTCATTTTCGGGCTTCGAGTAGAAGTCCTTAATAATCTTCACTAAAGGGTTTGCGAGGGTTTTGACCTGTGCTTCGTTAAGCCTGTTCGATTTCGGACAGGATGTTGTCAACTTCATCCAGCACCTTCTTTGACTTGGGGTAGGTATTGATACCGTTGAGCATTGCGGACAACTCGGGTGGCTGGATTGCGATACCTCGCTCACGCAATTTTCTTAATATATCCACCTGTTTAAGTCCGAGTGCTTTCATTCGGTCTAATCTCTCTGCCATAGATATTTGTCCTCCTTCCTAAAATGGTTCGGAATTTCGGAATTGCGATTGACAAATATAAGAATTATTGTTATTATTGTTGTTACCACACAGACAATAATTTTCCCGAAAGAAGCCTTTTCTTTTGGGCTATCCTTTTATTGTCAATTCGCTATCTCCGAACTTCATGTTGTTATTCTAATTCTTATTATGCGAATTGTCAATAGGATTTTTCGGAAAATGCAAATTATTTTTCGGGAGGTGCGAAATAATGACATTCAAAGACAATATCAACAGGCTTTGCCGGGAGAGAGGAACGAATTTAACCACTCTTATAAAAGAGTGTGGCTTCTCAACTTCCAAGGCTACGGCTATCAATAAAGGACAGATACCCACCGAGGAACAATTATTGACCCTTTCTCGGGCTTTAAATTGCTCGGTTATGGATTTCTTCGAGGATGAAGAAAAAGACGCTCCTACGGTCGATTATGTGTATCAAAACGAGGACGAGCAGATATTGATTGAGGGGTATAGGAATATGCCAAAAAGCCAACAGTATAAACTAATGGCTTATTATTACGCTCTAATGGAGGGTAAGGAATGAAGGCGGTAATATACGCCCGGTATTCAAGTTCTAACCAGCGAGAGGAAAGTATCGAGGGGCAACTTCGAGAGTGCCACGACTTCGCCAACAAAAACAACATCGTGATAATCGGGGAATACTGCGACAGGGCTATATCGGGTAAAACAGACAAACGCCCCGAGTTTCAGAAGATGATTAAAGACAGCGAGAAGCATAAGTTTGACACTCTGCTCCTGTACACAATAGACCGTTTCGCTCGAAATCGCTACGACAGCGCAATGTACAAGGCGAAATTGAAAAAGAACGGCGTACAGATTATTTATGTAAAGCAACCTATCAGCCAAGAACCCGAGGGAATTATCCTCGAAAGTGTGTTAGAGGGTTACGCCGAGTATTATTCAGAGAACTTATCCCGGGCAGTAAAAAGAGGTCTGAAGGAAAACGCTCTCCACGGTAAAGCCGCTGGTAGTGTTCCGCTCGGATATGCCAAGGGAGAGGATAAGAGGTATATAATTGACCCCGTAGGTGCGAAAATCGTAAAGGAGATATACGAACTATACGCCGAGGGTCATTCTATCCCCGAGATAGTATCGTACTGTAATGCTCACGGATATAAGACCGCCCGGGGCAAAGCGTTTGTAAAAAACTCACTTCGTACCATTCTGACGAGTGATAAATATATAGGTGTCTATCGGTATATGGACGTTGAGATTGAGGACGGCATACCAGCGATAATTGATAAAGACCTGTGGAATACCGTACAGTCCAAGATAAAGCATAATTACTCTGCCCGGGCGAAGAATAAAGCCCAAGAGGATTATCTTCTCACACCAAAACTATTCTGCGGACATTGCGGCTCTCTTATGACAGGAGAGACAGGTACGAGCCACACCGGGAAAATCCATAGATACTATAAGTGTAACTGTCGCAAATATAAGCACGGTTGCACCAAGGAGAATGAAAAGAAAGAGCCTTTAGAGGACTTGGTTGTAAAAACGACTGTGGAAAAGGTTCTCACGGATGAAAACATAGACCTTATCGCCACGAAGGCTATGGAGTTAATCGAAAAGGATTTTGCCGATACTTCCTATCTGTCCGGCTTACAGGATGAACTTAAAGAGACCGACAAGCGTATCAATAATCTTATGGAAGCCATTGAACAGGGAATTATTACAGAGACCACCAAGAGTAGGCTGGAGGAATTGGAGAACGACCGCAAGAAACTGACCGAGGAAATCGGTATAGAGGAATTGAAAAAGCCGCTTTTGTCGAAAGAGCGTATAGCATTTTGGCTCTATTCTTTCAAAAACGGCTCTATAGATGATGAAAATTACAAACGTACCATTGTCGATACGCTTGTAAACTCAATTTATGTGTATGATACCCAAGACGGAGGACGTAAAGTAGTGTTTACCTTTAATATCTCGGGTAACAATACAACCACGGTCGAAGGTTCAAGTATTGCTGGTTTAACTGCACTAAAAGGTTCAAACTTGAACCCACAATTTTTCTTTGTGGGTCACATATTCGGGTTTGTCCTTGTGGTTTCGAGGATAGGTTAATAGCCTATCCTCGTTTTATTTGTGCAATAGCCTGTAATACTTTATCATATCCGCAAGTAGCAGTAAGGAACGACAGGAACACCATAGCGATAATTTCTACGATGATTTTTCCTGTAACCACTTCCCCGGTGTAGATTATGTAACCTACGCTTGCGGCAATCGTGAGAACCACAGCCACGATTGAAACCAAAAGGTTTGACGCATACTTAATGTGTGCTTCATCCAGCAACTTCTTGATACCCTCTGTTGCAAGAGAGGTAAAAAGAGAGATTGCTACAAGTGCTACGATTAAAAATTCCTTATCCATAAAACTCTTCCTCCTGTGCCTTTTCTGCCTTGAAATCTTCAAGGTTCTGTTTTCTTTCCGCTTTCGTCTCGAAATAAGACTTACATAAATATCCAAGGATGACCGCTACAATCTCGGTAATCCAAGCAATACCCATTTCTGCGACAGGTTCTTTACCCAAGAATGAGAGCAGATACGGCAGAGTGCCGTTGATTGCTCCAAGGATTAAAAGAGCCTTAACAGCCTTCTTGGTGTACGTTCTTCTGTCTGTTTTTCTTGGTTTCATAGGGTTAAACACCTCCCTTTATCTTAACAGGACAATTTTGTTATCCTTTTGGGATTATCCAAGTAGTTAAAGTAGTTGAAAAATGGATTTTGCAGTAACTTTTACTTATAGAGACCCCTTATAGAGAAAGTTTACGCAAAAATTGATTTTGAACTACTTCTACTACTTCATATTATCTTAATAGGATTGAAAAATTATCCTTTTAACACTTCTTGGTATATTGGAGTGAAATCCAACCTTTACCCGACTTCAATTTTCCCCAGCCGTCTTTTTCATCCACAATGGTATATACCCCGGGAGAGATATAACCTACAACATTGTTCTCGGTTGTGGTAGGTGTCTTACGAATACGGAGACCTGTTACGGTCACTCGTACCTTATAAGAAGTTGGAGCGGAAGTCTGCTGGGTAACGACAGGATAAATCTTAACTCCGTCCTTGTCGAAAACGAAATATCCCGGGTTTGCGTCAGCCTGTTTCTTGGCATTAGACAGGCTCTTATATGCCCCTATTTGCGTCTTACTATCGTCAACGGACTTTCTTACCCTGTAGATGTTTTCGCTTGAATTTGACCTACTCTCGCTTGCTCCTATGGCACTTCCGAGACGCTTGTTTACCTGTGCGGCAATCTCTGAATGAAGATTGTACAGATAATCTCCCGGGCAAGCCTTGGCGGCAAACCAACGATGTACGGTCATATTCTGCTTATCAACCTGTCCGATAAGTTTCTTGTCGCCCTTCCATAGCAATTTTTTGATGTTGTTACGCTTACAAATATCAGCCAACAACTCAATGAGAGCGTTGAGAGCCTTATCGGAAACGTGCCAGCCTGTTTCTGCGCCGCCGTCATTAGCGACCTCTATAGTAATAGCCCTGTTGTCGTTTGCGGCATTGGAAGAACACCAAGAGCGGTCTGCTTCATCCACATACAGGGCAATTCTGCCGTCTGTACCGATACCGTAATTACTGCTCGCCTTACGGCTTGCCTTGGCGAATAATGCGCCGCAACTCTCAACAGAGAGATTACCAGCCATACAATGAATGGTTACGGTGTCGATTGCGTGATTACGAGGACTTGTCTTGTTAGGAGAAATCTTCGTATAGGATATGAGAGGACTGTTACTCATTATATCCACCTCCTTGTCGTACTGCGTTAAGTCATACTCTCGTATGACATTCATTACTTTTGATACATAATCGAGCGAAGAAGCGTAATTATCAGCCTTGATATTCTTTAGATAAGTCTCGGGGTCTGATACGCCTTTGAGGTTTGCATAATTGGAATTATTGATAAAATCAAAGTAGCCCTGTACACAAGCCTCCATACTCGGGAATTTGCACCATAGCATAGGTTCACTCTTATAAGAACCGTCTGCGTTCTGTTCACTTCCAATCTTTATATAAGTTCCGTTTGCCGTAGGACAACGACCTTCCCGGTATTTGATACCGAAGAAATTTGTTGCATTTACGGCTAATTCAGAAGTGCCGTGCGAACTCTCCAACACCGCTTGTGCGATTATTGGAGAGACCACGGCTATATGATAAGAAGGAGCAAACTTGATAATAAACGGTGCTATCTGATTGATGAAATCTGCACCAGCCATAGGAAACCTCCTATATCTTGTTAATCAGATAATTATTGAGAGTTTTTTCTGATTGCCTCAGTTGCTCTACGTTGTTCCCGTCAATAGCGTGGGAAGTTAGGGCTTGTAGGCTCTCAATTATCACTTTGTTGGTTGTCTTAACCTCCTGTTCAAGAGAGGACATTCGTTCAGCGTCAGAAAGAAAGTGTCTGTCTCCTCGCTCCAACCTGTCGTTGATTGTTTCAACAGCCTCCTCTAACTTGTCGATACGCTCGTTTTGTATCTTGTTAGGTTCTTTCGCTTTATGAACGAAATTTACGATTACTGCAATCGCACCGCTAACGGTGATAATTGCTCCGCACACAGCAAGAACGATAGACCATAGTTCTGCTGGTGTGATACCTATTGGTTCTGTCATTCACCATAATCCTCCCCCGTAATTTCTTTGAACTCTGCTTCAGTAATCCACCCTTTGACTACTGCCTTCTTTACCATAGCGAGAGACCACAAACGCTTACCGTCAATGGTAGTGTTGTAGTAAGTCCTAACCTTTACGAAGTTTTTACTATGTTCCATAACTTACACCTCCTCTAAATCTACATCTGCCGCCATAGCAAGGTACTCAATCTTGCTATCGAGTGCCATATCTCGTAACTCCTGTTTAGACAACTTACGGAAGTTGAGATACCAACCGTCAGCGTACTCTACCTGTTGTACGAGAACGACATTCTTATATTCTGTTTCCGTCTCACCGTCAGAGACCAGCATTGTTGCAAGATTGCCCTCGAAGATACTCTCGTCAATTTCCTTTTTGGAAACAAAGTTATCTCCGTTCTTGGAAAGCCCCTTAATCTGCTTTCCGTCTGCTAATGTGATTGTGTAGTTCTGTGCCATTTTTCTACCTCCTCTTTGTATAGGTTTTCTATGTTTTCTCTTTGAACTCTACTCATAATCTTGTAATGGTTCTTAAACCAAGAATAAAAGAAATCGTGAAACTCTTTCTCCGTAAGTTTCGGTGCGAGTTGCTTCATTTTCCTTCGCATAGCCGTAAGCCGCTTCGGATTGATTTTCTGAACCACTCGCCCGGTATCGGTAAGTGAATACTGTGTTTGGAGAAATCTCCAATAATCGGACAATTTACATATCCGAGTTTTCTTTTGATTTACTGTGATACCCACGCTGTCAGCAATTTTGATAATGTCCTTCAGTAAATCTTCGAGAAACCACTTGTTGTCGGCTATGGCGTAACTGTCATCCATATACCGGGCGTAGTATTTAACGCCCCGGACAATCTTTACATAATTGTCAATCGGTATCGGATAAGATATACCAGCCACTTGGGCTACTTGGTCTCCGATATTCAAGTGTTTTCCCATAAACTTCTCACCTGTTTTTAACGATTTATCTATTTGGTGGTAGACTATCGAATTAAACAGGGTGTTCAAACAATCCTCGTATTCGTCATCCGACAAATAGGAAACATCTACTTCAGATTGTTTTACGGTCTTACCGAGAAGCCACATTGCGTCCTCGCTGTCAACATATTGGTCGAACAAATTGAGTAAAACATCGTGACGGATATTGTCATAGTATTTGGAGAAATCAATCAGTAGTATGTAACCTTCGTTTGTGCCGTGAGTGGCATAGTAGCGGCGTAGGTGGGTTAAGAGCCTTTTTCTTGTGAAAGCAATCCCTTTTCCCTTAATGCTTGCTCCGTTATCGTAGATAAGGAAGTTCGCTACTGCCGGGGACAATACATTGTCACATAACGAATGTTTTACAATCCTGTCTTGAATTTGTTCCCCTCTGATTACTCGTGTTTTACCTCGTTCATTCAATACAAACTCCGTTGACGGTGAGAACTCATAGGTTCTACTTTCGAGTTCTCGTTGCATACGAGCCAGTTCAAGGAGATAGGTCATTTCAAATCGTTGGACTTGCGGTTTCCAATCGCTACCTTGTTTGGCTCTCAAAAATGCTTCGTAAAGTGAATTACCATTAAATATCTCACGCTGGTAACAGGAATGGTCGTAACCACCTGTGTCGTGTTTAGTATTTACCATAATGGAAGGACAATTTCTCCTTTCTCTATCCGTGAAACGCTCGATAGGCTTTATTCATTATTCACGGTATCGAAATCCGGGCGAACGCCATTAGAGTTAGAAGCGTTGTTGTAGTTCGCATTACCGTTGTTGTTGACATTGGCGAAATTAGCGGCGGTTTGTTCAGAAATTGCCCTCTTAAATTTGTTGTCAGATTTCCTCCAACCTTTAAGGAGATTTATTTCTGTCTGTATCATTTCTGCAAACCTTGTGTACTTGTCAACATCGACAGGAAGTGTCTCAATCGCCAACTGTAACTCCTGTGTAAGCCTATAACACTTTCCGATTGCTCTATCCTGTAAAAGCCGTCTTTCAACGAGTTCTTCATTACAGGTAGGATAAATTGAGTTTGCCTCATAAATACAAGCGGTTATCTCTCGTAAACAGTCCATACAGGCTTGTCTACTGTCGGGAACAAACCAATCAACGAAGGCTTGTAATTTCTCTTTACGCTTGTCGTATCGGAGTTTTTCTTCGGGTGTAAGTTCCTCATACGTTTTACCGCCGAACGATTTTGATAAATACTTTTCGGCTCTGTCGAGGTCGTACCCGAAATCTCGGAGTAACAGGGCTACAACTTCCTTCCGCATTTTGCCAAAATGGTGATAAACCTCAAATTGGCTCGCCTTGCGTTTTGCTTTCAATACTGACATAAATCTCTAAATCTCCTCAATAGTTACTTTATTTCTGTTGCCTCACACGCCCCACAAAGGGGCGTGATTTAGGATATACAGAAAGCCGGGCGAACGCCAAAAGAGTAAGAAGCGTCGCCGGAGGCCGCAATACCGTAGTTGTCGACAATGGCGAAATAAGCGGCGGTAACAACGTCTCTTAACCAGTAGTTATCTCTGTTTATAATTCTGCTCGGCTCGTGAGCAAAGAGAGGTAACTGTGACTTCTCAACTCGGTAGTTTACTGGAACAGTAGAACCGTCAGAAGTAGGACGGAAGATACCTGTACCGTAAACCATTTCCTCATTCATAAGGTCACAGATAGTATCGAACCAAGCACCTCCGCTCGGCTCGCCGTTTGCTACTGCGTTGGTGAGATATACTCTGTGAGAAAGAATATGGCTTGTACCGAAAGCCGCCTTAATGGCTGTCTCTGCGTCTGTAAGAACACCACGGTTCTTTACTGCGGCATAACCGCCAGTAGTATCGTTTGTAGTGTTCATCTGTGCGTTGTACAGACATTCATCGGGAACGATAACGGCGTGGTGTGTAGTACACTCGGTATCTCCGTTGTGAAGGAAATAATCGAAAGCGGCGATACGCCAAGTCTTTCCATTGATTACCCAGTAATCTCCGATGTAAAGGTCATCGAAAGTGCCAGCGGTGATAACAGCCCATTGCTCGGCTGTTACGCTTGTTCCGAGGTTCTTACCACGGTAAATTGCATTGTGCGCCCCGGCGTTGTTAAACAGAAGGGGAGCGATTTTCTCCTCAACACCTTCATTGACTGCGGACTTCAAATCATCGAAATCGACCTTTTTAAGTCCGTTCCCATCGTGAACCAAGAAAATGTTTCCGCTCGCAAGAGCCTGTAACACATCAAGTTCAGTTGCCTTTTTTGTTTCAATACTGATTGAACTCATTCTTATACCTCCTTATATTTCCAATCTGCTACGATTGCATTTCCTAAATCATCTACCAGTAAGGTAGGAGTTTCTGCTGTGTCATCAGCGAGAAGCGGTGCGCTGAAATCATTCTGAATGGTCATATGCTCTACGAGAGATAATCTGCTATCTAACTCGGTACATATGTTCATCAAGTGACCAGCCACATCATCGGACAACTCACCTTTGATGTAATCAAACCATTGGTTGAATAACGCCTCTTGTGTTGCCTCGAATTGACTAATCTGTGTGGTGTAACCATTTAACAGGTTGTCAACTTCAGTATCAGCCGTGCTTTCAAGTTCATCGAGGTAAGTGTCAAACCCGGACAACTTCTGATTAGCACTATTCCCGAAAAGGGTCTGTTGTAAAGCGAAATACTGTTGAAAATTCGTATAAAGGTCTGTGCCGTTTTCCAACATTGCCATAATGATGTTGATTGCGGCGTTGGTACGGTTTGCGTCCAAAGCCCCGTAAAACGAATTTTCCTTCTGCGAGTACACGGTCACATCTTGAAGTGAGATAGTATCGTCACTATTCTCAATGAGGTTGTACTTTCTCAATCCGCTCCAAACAGCGTCCGTGTAATTCTCTTTTAATGGTGTCCAACTCATTGTTTATAAACCTCCTTTCATACCAAAGTTAAATGTGAGCGTCCTCCTTCCTTCGCTCTGATTACTCAACCTGTCATACAGGTCGAGTATCGCACTTTCAAGGCGATTTAACTCTGTATAGACAGGAGTGTTACCGTTAGCCGAAAATGTAACCCTTGTGCCGTAATTACGTTTCAAGGTGTTATTGTTTATAGTGTCGAGGTTTCTTTCCATAGCGTTGATTTCATCTGCGTAGAAGAAATCAGCCGTTGTTTTATCGTTACTTACAGTCTCGATATTGAAACTCTCGTACACCGTTATGGCTAAATCACGAAGGTATATGAGGTTGTTTTTGATACGGTTGTAATCCACGGCATTGAAGCGGTCTCCAACATATACGCCTTCAATTACTTCTCCGTACCAATCTGTTTTAGGTGTCTGCCACGCCATATTTAACCTCCTACTCTCCGAGCCATTACCACGCCCGAAAAGGCTTGCTGGAACTTGGTAATCGTTCGGTGGATATTTACTTTCATACCCGTTCTGAACTCATTCTCTTGGTAAATAATGTCTGTTGCGTCCAATTCCGGGTTACCTCTCGTATCGTATTCATACTCGATACCAGCGAGATAGTATTCTTTCAGCCAGTCCGCAAGGTCGTTAGCCATTGTCATATCCGAAATCAGAGGATTTTTCCAAGTGACTGTCTTACCTCTTGCGTGTAAGGTTTTTACTACCTGTCTTTCGATTATGCGATACTGATAAGCCTGTACATCTAATCTATAAGTTCCTGTTACAAGGAAACGTAGGGTTACATAATAATTACCCCAGTCAACTACGGTTACTTGCCCGGTCACATCATCGAGTTTCGGGATATATCCGTAAGAAGCCTCCTGTATGTAATAGGTCACTTCTTCGCCAGCCGTAACTTCTACATCTTCCGAAACAAGGTTGTCTAACTTTGTACCGCTCTGATACAGATAACAAGGAACGATAACCTCTTTGATAAGTTCCTGTTTAATGGCTTTAGGAGAGGAAGTCATATCTCGTCTCTGCATTGTGAAATCAGCAACCTCGGATAATCCGAAGTGATTAAACACGATACGGCTGTTTGGTTCGCTTGTTTTCGTAAACTCAATCTCGATTACATCAAAATCGTTGAAGTTTCGGATAACAACCGTATGCTTGTCGATTTCATCCTCACCGATAGTAAATTCGTCAGCCGCTTCGCCGTTGTTGAAAGTACGAAGTATGAACTCTGCCGGGAGAGCGTAACCAAAATCGAAAGCCAACGAACCGTAGGTACGAATGGCGGTAAGCGAGATTGTTACCTTCGGGTTAATCGTGAAAGTGCAATCATCTTTTGATACTGCCGCTGACACATAACCTGTGTTTCTCGTAGCCGCTACACCTTCTCCCAAGAGGAACATTCCCCCGGTAGCAATGGTGTACTCGTTAGCCATTGTTCCGTATTCGTCCTTGTCGGTGTCCTCCATAATGTGTTGAACATTGGAGAAATCGGTTGCTCCGTTACTACTTACTGTTCCTTCGGGAACGAAGTTAGATTTAATCTGTATCTTTCCTTCCCGGGATTGACCGAGAGTACAACGACAAGCGTTTGCGATAATCTGTAATGCCTCTTTGTGCTTTACACGAGGCATAGGGTTTTTGCTATACAGGTTTTTAAGTCTCGGGTCGAGATAATATTGGTCTGCCTCAAAGCCAGCGTCCTGTAAGATTTCGGTAGCGAGTTGGTAATATGACTTACCGTTTGCGGCATACATACCGTACATATACTCGCCGTCCATATTACGGAAAACATCTTGGCACTTAATAACAGCCTTGTTATCGTCACTTTCCCATTCAACACACCATAAATGCTGACCTTTGACCCACTCGATTTCGTCACTATCGGGTAATTGATAGCCGTACATAATATCCATTTCCTGTCCTGTTTCGAGGTAGTTAATAGCGGAGTTTGGATTATCCACATTAAAATACCTGTCGTAATTCTTGAAGGTCACGGAGAAGTCTATCTGCGGAACATCAGCACCAATAGGAGAAACGTAAGTCTCCAATTTACTATCCAAAACGCTGTCATTGTAGTAAACCAAGCCATATCCAAAACGGATAGAGTAAACTCGAAGTCTGCTCTGTGGGTTCTTCATCGTGTAGAACACGATACGAATTTTGGTTGTCTGATAGAAAACCTCCTCCGTTGTAAACTCTGCTTGGTCATTGTCTCGGAACTCTACGGTATTGGTGTCTCCGATAATGTCAAAATCTACCGGGTAATTCTCTCCGAAATTGATTGTCAAACCCTTGAAGTCTGTAACAATCGTATTCAGATTGATGACCATTTCGTATTGTGCGTCAGATAAAAGCCTTCTGCTTACAATCCCGGTGTCATAGAAACGACTTGAAGAATTACTGCGAGGAAGGAAGAACATAGAGCCGTCAACTCTTGTGAAATTCTCCTCCATAGTGGCGTAAATCGTGTCATCCGTATGTTCACCGAAAAGGTTCTGATTGTTTGAATAATAGGTATCGTCTCCTTGGGCTACACTTGCTTTCGCCTGTGCCTCTTGATTTACAAGACCAAAAGATACCATTATGTAGGCTCGCTCTCGGAGAGAGGACTTCATACTTCGTTTATATTCACTTGAAACCTTCTGCATAAAGCCCTCCTTTCTATTCTCCTGTGTCTATGAGGTTCACCTTGCAATTTATGTAGTGTGTAGGTCTGCCGCTACCGTCTACCCAGTAGGGTTCGCCTGTACGGTCTCCGCAATACATCTTTACTGTCTTACGAGAGTTCGTAACAGGGTCGTTGAAGGTCACATAAAAGAAGAAATTACTTACTGCCTGTAAGATTGCCTCCCATTGTTCAGCGGTAAGATAAGCCCATTCAAGACCGTCAATCTTGTACTGGTCTCGTCCTACACGCTGTCCTACAACAGCCCCGTTAGCGTCTCTACCGCTGTTTACAACGGTGGTAACAGTAACCTTGACACCACGTTTGCAAGGAGGTAACTCATATCCGTTTATTGCTAAATACGCCATATTGATACCTCCTTACGTTTAAGTGAATGAATAGCCGTTTGCTTCTCGTTGAATGTCAACCGCTCTCGTAATGTCACGGTTTCCAACTTGAACATTGATGTTTTCCTCTTTGTCTGCCTGTCTCTTGGTGTCAGCCGCAATGTCTTTCAGAGTAGGCTCTACGAACTCACGGTAGAAATCACGCATTGAGGAATACATATTCTCGTCATTTACTCCCTTGCGATAAGCCGTAACAGCGTCCTCGTAGGTTGTATTTGAGAGAGTGCTTGTCGGGTCGTAGGTATCTACATTCTCGATACCGTTGTAAAGCACCTGTGCGCCTGTAATAACGGAGTTAATTACTGCGTTAGAGCAAGTAACGATGTTACTGTTAATTGCTGACAGGATAGGTGTAAATGCCGCCATACCCGAGATAACAGCACTTCTCATAGCGAGTTTAATCTGTGACTGGTTAAGTACCTCGGTCTGACCTCCGATACGACCAACCATTTCAGTACCAGCCTCCCCGGCTACAAATAACGAACCGTGGGTAATTCCTCCGTTGCCGTATGCTGGTATGCCCCAGTAGCCCGAACGACCACCGTTGACATAACCTCCATTAGCAAACAACTTAAAGCCGTGTCCTGTGTCGTAACCTCCGCTCGATAATCCAAAGAACTCTTTAATGGAGTTCCAACCGCTCTTGAAAAGAGATACACCGATTGAGATTGTTCCTCCGATGAAGTTTGACACCCAACTTGAAACGGTTGACCAACCCGATTTAGCAAGGGTGATTGCTTGGCTTACTGCCGGGATACTTCCAATCCAGCCAGCCACCGTACTCCAACCCTGTTTAATAAGTTTGATTGCTTGGTCGAGAACAGGAATATTACCTACCCAGTTCTTTACGGTAGTCCAACCGTGCTTGATTAACTGAATGGCTTGGTCAAGAGTAGGGATATTACCTATCCAATTCTTAACCGTAGTCCAACCCTGTTTAATCAACTTAATCGCTTGGTCTAATGTCGGAATGTTACCAATCCAATTCTTAACCGTAGTCCAACCTTGCTTGATAAGTTTGATTGCTTGGTCTAATGTCGGAATGTTACCAATCCAGTTTTTAACAGTAGTCCAGCCGTTCTTAATCAACTTAATTGCTTGGTCGAGAGTAGGAATGTTGCCAACCCACTCTTTTACGGTAGTCCAAGCCTTCTTGGCAAGAGAAACAGCCTGTTGTACTGCCGGGATATTTCCTATCCAACCGCTTACGGTAGTCCAGCCTTTTTTAACAAGAGATACGGAAACTTCTTTCACGTTATCCCAGCCGTTCATACCGTCCTCGCCTTTAGTCCAAAACTCTTTTACATCGTCTCCCCACGATTTAGCCTTGGTAGCAAGGTCTCCCATTTTCTCTTTAACCTTGTCGATTTTTTCTCCGACTTTTTCTTTGAAATCATCGAACTTATCCTTGATAGCATTGAGACCTTCACCGATTTTGTCTGTCAGTTCGTTCCAACTCATAGCATTACCAGTAGCAAGGTCTTTCGCACCCTTGGCAATAAGAGCGATACCAAGTGGAATACCTACACCCGATACACAGAGGATAAGTCCGAGTGCTATGAGGAACAGCGTTCCAGCCATATCTTTAATCTTCTGAAGAACTCCCTTAATCTTGTCCTTGATACTTCCCCAGTTCAGCGCAACACCAGCAACGATTGAAGCCGCACCAGCGGCAATAAGAGCGATACCGATAGGAATACCCACGCCTGTACATACGAGAAGTACACCGAGAGCGAGCAGAGCCGCACCAGCGGCAATACCGATTTCCTTCAGAACCGTCTTAATCTTGTCTAAAATAGACTTCCAATTAAGGCTTGCTGTGGTAACGAGACCAACAGCACCAGCGGCGATAAGTGCTATACCTATAGGAGTAGCAACACCCGAAAGTGCAAGGATAAGACCGATACCGAGAGCCGCACCACTTACAAGCCCTACGATAGCCATAAGTTTCTCTTTGACAGTACCGTTGAGACTATCCCATTTGAGGGCTACTGCCGCCACAAGGGAAACAGCACCAGCGGCTATCATTGCGATACCGAGTGGAGTAGCCACCCCGGATAAAGCAAGGATTAAACCAAGAGCAACCAAAGCACCGCCTACGATTGCGGCTATGTCTCCGATAACCTGTTTAATCTGACTTGGCATACTATCCCAAGCCAAAGCGGCGGCTGTTGCAATCGAAGCCGCACCGAGAGCAATGAGAGCAATACCAAGAGGTACGAACGCTCCCGAGCAAACAAGGATTACACCGAGGGCAATTAAAGCACCTCCGATAACTCCCATAAGAGTAGCGAGTATATCTGTAATCTTGCCGTCAAGGAATTTCCAATTTATAGTAGCCGCTGTTGCGAGTGCTACTGCACCAGCCGCCATAAGAGCGATACCAAGAGGTACATTCGCTCCCGAAAATGCAAGAAAAGCACCGAGAACGAGAAGGAAACCGCAAAGTATTCCGAGACAGATTGACAGGACTTTCGCCAATCGTTCAGTCATTCCCGACCAATTTTCGGTAATGACCGCTACAAGTCCTATCGCTCCGACAGCCATAAGAGCAAGTCCGAGAGGAACGTTTACGCCGGAGAATACAAGGATTGCACCGATAACGAGCAATGCTGTTGAGAGAATAGCCATAATCTCCCAAATAGCGTCCTTAATCATTTTCACAATGTCCTCGACCTTGGATGAAACAAGGTCTCCGAGGAAATCATAAGAAGGTAGGTCGATACCAAGACCGCCTCCTCCTAAACCAGCCCCAGCACCGCTACCACTTCCCGAACTATCGTCATTGTCCGGGGAAATGATGTTCAATTCATCAATACCGAGGAGGTTATTCTTTAATTTCTTTGCCGCTTTGCTCGCTTTACCAAGACCGTCAGAAGCGTCATCAGCGTTTCCAGCCAAATCTCCAACAGCACTTGCGCCGTTTGAGAGGCTACTGTAATCTACCTCCGGGAGTTTGAAGCCAAAGAACGAAGCGATAGCGTCAGCCACCATTCGTAATACCTTGGCAAGAGCGATAGCGTAAGGAAGTACCGCATTGAGAACAGGAATGAAGATGTTACCTAAAGCCCTTGCACATTGAACAACCTGTGCTTGTAATACACGCAACTGGTTAGCCGGGGCGTTAAGTGTTCTCGCCATATCTCCTTGTGCGGTAGTAACCTGTGTCATAATTGCGTAGTAGCGAAGTTCTGACTTCTCCGCTTGGGTCATAGCCGATACTTTCTTTTGAATACCGAGCGTATATGCCTCCTGTTGCAAACGAGCAACGGATAAATCGTAACCCAGTCTACGAAGTGGCTCTAACTCACCAGCGATACCCGATTGTAACTTGGTGAAAGCGTCCTCGTAAGAAATGTTGTAGAAGGATGAAATATCGTAGCCTAACTGTGTAAGGTTCTTACTCATTAAGTAAGCCCTGTCGCTTGCTACGCCAAAACCTTTGATAATGGTATTAAAAATACCTTGGTTTCTCATCCATTCAGCCGGGTCAATACCCATAACTTCGCCAACCTGTTCTGCGTACTTCTTTGCTTCGTCAGCATAATCACCGAGAGAAGCGGTAAAGAGGTTTAAGTCCTCGATGTACTTATTACTCTCGGTTATCCAAGAAGCGATAGCGTTTACTGCGCCACGCATAACATTCATAGCCATTCGAGCCTTCGCCCAAAGGTTTACATAAGATTTAGCCGCCGTATTGTTCGCACGAGCCGCATTGTTTGTAGCATTAGCCACTCGATTGATGTTGGACGGTAATCTACTCATACCAGCCGATACAGTATTTAACTGCGTAGCAAGTGGAGCGAGGCTATTTGATAATGTCATCATATGCTGGGTGAACTGCGTCCAATTCACACCATTAAGAGCCGCCGCAACCTCCGGGAACTTCTTCAGAGCGTTAAGGGTTTTGGTAAGTCCACCTGTCTGAATGTTAGCCAGCGGTGCGAGAGCCGTACCGAGTTTACTCAATCCCGAAAAGTCCGAGGTATTGAGGTTTTCCGCTACCTGTCCTATGTTCTTTAACTGATTTCCGATACTTGAAGAAATCTTCAACTGTCCGAGAGAGGAAAGTTTTGACAGGCTGGTAGCCAACTTATCAATCTTATTTGCCGACCCACTATCCATACCATTAAGGGCGGTGTTGAGGTTAGTAATCTGCCTTGCGACAGACGATAACCCTACACCGCCCTTAATTGAGGTTTTTAACTTGGATAGAGAAGCGGAGAGAGCGTCAATGCCACTAACGGCGTTTTGAGAATTAGAATTGACTTCGAGTTGAAGTTTCTCAATCGTTACATCAGACATATTCGCTTACCTCCCTTCTTTAATCATTCATTGTCAGCGTCCTTCTTGAAACGCTTGTTATTTTGTGCCATAAGACCCTCCATATAACGCCTACCTCTTTCAGCCTTGGCTCGCTCTTTGCGTTCCTTTGCGTCATCTGCCTTCTTTTTGTTGATAGGATAGGCTTCTTCAACATAAGGCTGGGGTTTCGTACCCTTCTTTGCAAAAGCGTGTAATACGGGGGTCAATCGTGAGATTGCGTCATACACATACATACCCTGTAACCAAAATTCCTCGTTTCTTCGCTCTTTGCGAAGTTCCTCGGCTTTTCGGTAGTAATATGCGAGCGTTGCGTCATCATCCCAGTATTGTTCCGCTGTCATACCGATAGACAGGTAATAAGGGAACTGTTGGTAAAAAGCCTCCGTATAAGGAAAAGAGGAGTTGGGGCGAAACACACCCTCGCTCCCCTCGACATTCGGATTTTGATTGTCTGTTGGACTTTGAGTTAGAAACTCGCCGTCCAGTCCACGTTTCCCTCGTTATCCTCGGGTTCTTCAACAAGTGCCATAATAGGCTCGTTGTACATTTCAGCCAACTTGCCGATTAAGTCCTCCTTGTTTGTCATATGGGAGAAAATCTCCTCAATAACGTCCTTCTTCTCAAACCTGTGGTGAGCAAGGAAAGCACCCTCGAAAAGAGCCGGGAGAGTAGTCATAGGCTTCGCCTCAACTTCCTGTGCGATAAAGCCCTTCTTCTCCATTTCAGCAACGGTTCTACGAGTGAACTCCAAAGTGTACTCTTTTTCCTTGTAGGTAAACTTTAACTGTTTAGCCTGTTTGATTGTCTTTGCCATTTTTGCGTCCTCCTATCATATAAAAACTAATGCGGTAGACACTCCCTTACGGGAGTGCCGCCGCTAACTGCTCCTGTGACTTACGCTGTCTCCATAGTAATTGGAGTGGAAGGTGCGATTGTGATAGTCATATCAACAACCTCATTTACACCGCCGCCGCTTGCGTAAACGGAAAGCGCACCCTTGAAAGCAAACTTACCGTTGTCACCAGTAGGTGTAACAACACCGCCGCTCTCTGTGCCGCCGAACCAAACAGCGTAGTCATTCTCCTCGCCGTCAAGTGCCTTTAAGGCTGTGTAATCAGCCTTGGTGTAGTTCGCTGTGAACTCCAAAGCGTCAAGAGACTGAATACCCGGAATGTAAGTCTGCATTTTGTCAGACAGGGTAGTTGTCTCTAACAGTTCGGGAGAACCACCAAGGTCGGGGAAGTCCTTAATGTCGATAAGTTTTCCCCAGTTCTCGCCTGTTTTCTTCATAAGGAATACTTTGTAGGTTGAAATAGCCATTTTCTTTACCTCCTATAAATTGTGCTGTCTTTGTCAACTATTGCTCTATATCTACCGACCATACGATAGATAGTAGCGTCCTCCTCGTTAGGGATAGGATTAAGAAGTGTCCGGGTAAATCCCAAGTGCTTTAATGCGTCATCCACGACACCAATAATCTCTCTGCACTTTGACTTTTTACCCTTGGTATCGTTTGTGAATACCTGTACCTCATACATAACCTGTGCGTGGTTCTCGGTCTCTGTAGAAGAACGAGAATTTTTCCACACTTGGTTGTCTACCTCTACGAGTGATACACAAGGGAATGAGGACGGAGTTTTGACATATTCGCCAACCATATACACCTTCGGATAAGCCGCTCTTACCTTGGTGGCTACGGAGTTGAATACTTCGGTTTCAATGTCTATCATCCGAACACCTCCCTTGCTATTGAAACAATGTCATTGATTACTGTATTTACTGCTTGTGACATTGGCATTAAGGCTGGTGTACCGTGAGTTTTGTACAACTCTTGGCTTTCCTTGTCTCGGTAGTACCAAGTTTTCTGTCTACCTCTGCCTTTGCCATAGCCACCTATAATCATTCCCAAATCTACACCGTGAGGGTGTGGGGAACTTCCGAGCGAACCGTTGTGATAAACGCCAGCACCAAACTCGACCCAAACAGCGTCCTCGCCTTTTGCTACGACCACCGATAAGTTACCGTTGTCGTGCAATTCGACTGTTACCTCTGCCTGTTTCGGTGTGCCGTTGATAATGTCATCAACAATCGCACCGTTGAAACCGTTCTCGGCTTCTTCTTTAATCCGTTCCGCTATCCTCTGACGGAGAATTTCGGTCTTGCGGATTAAGTCTTGTTTGTATGCTTCTAATTCCCGGATAGCCTTATCAATGCCGTTCTCGGAGAGTGAGAGCGAGATAACGTGCTTACCCATTGACTTTTACCTTGCTGATTGCAAGAGATACGCTATTGAGCGACCTTGCGACCTTCTTAACGATGTAATCATAAGGAGTAATTATTTCTCCTTCGTCATTGACCGCCAAGTGTCCGTCCTTGTCTAACTCGGGTAGCGTATCGACCCACAATACGGAGTATTCGTCAATCCCGGGTGCTTCGTTATCCATAACAATTACCTTGTCGTAGGCTTCGTTCTCTCCAAACTGCCTTGATTGGGTTTCTCCTTTAGCCGCCGAGATATTAGCGAAGAACTCTACAGGGTCGGAGTGTGAAACTGCGTACTGTCCTGTAGCATTGCCGTAATCATCCGTGATTTCCTCCTTATGGTCGTAAAGAGCATAGAAGAAACGAACTTTATTTCTCGACATACACTTCATAGCCGCACCCCCTTATTTGATAACACCACAATGCGGAGTAACGACCTTCAGCATTGAGGACGGAATGTCAGCATTTTCATACTGTCGGGAGATACCGTTCTCTGTATGCTGGGTTTGACCCTCTGCACCCCTCTTATTGAGTAGGTAAGCCGCAATCTCGCATTGTAGCGTATCGTACTTGGAAGGAACTTCTGTTACCGTGTCGTCATACGGAAAAGCCCTTGCTATAATCTTTTTCCCGGCTACTGTAAGGTAAATGGATAGAACTTCGTCCGTATCAGAGCCACCTACCATAGCCCGGAGATATGTAAGTTTTTCTTCCTCGGTCATCCTATCCACCTACCTTCCTGTCTTAACCTACTGCGTTAGTAGGTGTAATCTCGTACCAGCCCTTTGTATGAGGGTTATCGCCGTCCTCGGGTTCAACTGCAATGTAGCCTACGCCGTCTGCTTCGTAGTAAGTCTTACCAGCGGTAACAGTAGTATCTGTAGATACTGCGGCAGTACCCTGTACTAACTTGACAGCCTTTGTCTCGTCAGTAAGAGCAGTAAGGTAATACTTACGAGAGAAGATAGTGTTAAGACGAACGTTAGCGTCCTCGCTATCACGAGGAGGCTGTTCGATTTCAACACCCTTCTTGTTGAAGATTGTTACTGCGTCACGAGTAGCAACGATTACAGTACCCTTGATAGCGTCCTTCTTTGTGTAGAGGTTTACACCAGCAACAGTACCGATGTAGCCTGTACGAGCGAACGCTTCAACGTACTTCAAATCGTCTTTGAGTGCCTTACGGAGAGCCGCAACATCTGAAGGGCAAACGAAAGCGAAAGCACCGATAACGGAAGGGTCGTTGTCTGTTCCCTCAATGTTCATCTTGGAAACAGCGTCAGCGAAACCGTCAAATCCGAGAGAATTTACAACGATGACCATAGTAGCCTTGTTGTACTCTGCGTAAATGTCGCCGTTTACGGTATTGAACATATCAGTACCCATATGGCGTACGCCTGTAGGAACAAGCATAGGGTCAGTCATTGCTTCTTCATCGTGATACTGAAAACGGTTCTGTGCGAGCAGAATACGGTACTCACGAGTGCCGTAAGAAACTTCGATAGACTGAGTATTACCCTGTCCCATTGCAAGTTTCTGTGTTGCGCTTGTCGCACGGTAGCGGTTAATCTTTCTAACCATTCCGGCTGTTCCTACAAGGCTGTTATCAACCCTACAGAACTGCTGGAGGTCAAGATGTGAATTGAACTGGTCTTCAACCTCGTTAGAGAGGAAGAAATTATCATAAATCTGATGTGCCATAATATACCTCCTTATGTGGTTTCAGTTTCTTTACCGTCCGAGTAAAGAGCCTTGTACTCGTCCGGGTGTTCTTGTGAGTATTTAAGTCTTTCCGTAGGAGACATTTTGCGAAGATTTTCAAGTGTCATTGTCTTGGTATCTCCGTCTCCTGTAGGAGAAGGTGTATCTTTAAGAACCTCGGCTTTGATTGACTTCTCAAAATTCTCCAAAAACTTCTTCTGATTTTTGAATACTTTATCGAGGTCTCCGTCAGCCATAGCCTCCGCTGTCTCGTCAGCCAACTTTTCGTCATAGCCAAGACCGAGCAGTTTCGACTTGTTTTTGGAAATAGCGTTCTCACGAAGTAGAGTATTATACTTATCTTCAAGAGCCTGTCTTTCCTCGGCTTCTTTCTCCTTTGCCTTTTCATCCTCCGACATTTTCTCGGTCAACTCCTTTTTCTTTGCGGCAAGTTCAGAAGCGGTCTTGTCAAACACATCTTTCTTCACATAGCCGGAGTAATCCGGGTCGGGAATGTCGTAAGCCTCCAAAGCCTTTAACTTGTCCTCTGCGGACATTTCTGCGTAACCCTCAATCTGTGTAACATCAATCTTTGCCATATAAAGTTCCTCCTTTGCGTTGTTTGGTGGGTTTTCTCTAACCCTGTTGCGATTTATGGCTTCTCTGCCGTTGTGCGATTTTTATAAGGCGATTTCTCTACCGCCGATATTAAAAAGGCTTGCGCCCTATATCCTGTGTAATCTGATAGGCTCTAATTTTTAGTAGAGCAATCAGACAGAAAATGGAGAGAATAATCATTGTCAAACCTCCTCGGGGTCAACTTTCTTCTCCTGTGGCTGTGGGTCATCATCCACAACCTCAACCTGTTCTTTCTTCTGTTCCTCGTAGTATTTCATCGAGAGAGTGTAAGCACTCTCCGGGTCTGTGAACATTCCGCTATGCTCGAAAGCAAGGAGAGGGTGTATCTTGTTGTTTTTGAGCATTGTGTCAAGAACCTGTGATTTACTCTGAATGTTCTCGTAATTGCGGCGAGTGAATTTCAACTCAATCTCGCTCAACTTCAATTTCAAATCAGAGAGAGTACCGCAGATACGAAGCACAAGTTTTAACATCTGCTTTTCGGATGACTTGAACATATGCTCGCTATCCTTGGCTCTTGCTTCTGCCAGCGACCAACCGTCACGGAGTAAAACTGCCGCTCCTGTGTCGCTGGTGGAAGTACCACCGTTTCTGTTTGGCATACCGCAGATAGTAAGAACAGCGTTATAGCAGTCATCCTTGAATGTCTGCGACTGTGATTGGTTCAACTCGGTTGTAACTACTCCTACATCTGCCGTCTGTCCGTCTACGGACTTAACCTTTATTGCTCCAAGTTCCAAAAATTCCTCGTATTCCTCCTTGGAAATATCGCAATTTATGAACTTGATAAATGCCTGTATTAACTGCTCCATACCGTCCATGCGGTTAGAAGCAATGAGATTGATTGTATCGAGTAGGGGAAGAACTACCTCGAACGCGCCCATACGAGCATTGTTCGCCGGGTACTCGAAAATCGGTATCATACCGAGGGCGTGAGGTTTTACCTCTTTAACGATTGTGTCCTCGATTAAGAAATACTGATTTTTGGTGTAAACCGAGTAGGTAGTAATCTGTGTATCGCTGTCCTTGCAATACTTGACTGCCATAAGCGGCTTGTTGCCTATCTGATTGCTATACACAATGAATGTTTCCCTCGGGTCGAGTGTGAAAATCTCGAACGGTGCTTCGTCCTCGTCTTCCTCGCTGTCGGGAAGAACCAAACGGAAAGCAGTACCACAAATCATCTGCCACTCAACTATCTGCTGGTCTTTAGAGGACTTGTCCTCTGCAAACATCAATTCATTTAAGAGAGTGATAGCGTTGGTCGTTTCCTCTTTACCGTTCCTACCCACATACTGAATAGGCTCGCCGCAGAGATAACCAACCTTGAAAGCGACAATCTCATTCGCTCGGTTCTCAACAATCTTGTTGCAAATCTCGGGGCGAACATCTTTCACTCGGTTTAAGATAGGCTGATTACCCTTGTAGTATTCCCACAGGTAATCAATCTCCGAAGAATTGAGGTAATGAACATTAAGAGCCTTCTGTAACACATCAACGACATTATCTTTTGTAATCTCTGCCACGCTGGACTTGATTACTCGTCTGCCGTGCATTTCTCGGGTCTCTGATACAGGTTTTGTAGTGTCTACTGTATTTGCCACGCTCATTCCTCCTTTCTCGCAAACTAAAAAGTGCGTGTACCGCAGAGAGTAAGTCATCCTCTTACTCTCGTGCGGTACACGCACCTTTACAACTGTATGATAACACAAGATATAGTATTTAGTCAATGAATTATCCACAAGATATTGTGGAAAAGTGGATAAAATTATCCAAATAGGATAATACTTTTACCAAGGTCGTGCAAAAACTTCAACTTTTGACCCGGAAAGCGATTGAGCGAACTCGGAGAACATAGCCATAACATCGGGTGGGTCATCGTGCTTATTCTTTCCAGCGACCGTGTAAGAGCAGAGCATATCCATAAACTTACCGTAATCGCTGTTGCGGCTATACATACTCTCGTCCAAGAAAAGACAATGTTCCTTGACCCAAGCTGAGTTTACGATAATCTTGGTCTCCTTATTGGCGGTAGTGAACTTGGTTGTAATCTTGGTTCTGCCGCCCTTGGCTTTTACGCCTTCCTGTACCTTTTCCGCAACTCTGCCTCCAGCAGAATTACTCTCAAAGCGGCATAGGTGGACTTTGTGACGGAGCAGAATGTCAATTAGCCTTGCGTCTACGATATTCGGTAGCCCATTATCACAGATTGTGTCCGGGAAGTAATAATCGTTCCCATACTGATAACCTACAGGGAGACAGGCGAAGTCAGTACCCTTATCCTTGGTATCACAGACACCCAAGATTGCGTCCGGCTCGCTGTCGGGCAGATAGAAGAAGCGGCGTAACTCGTCCACATTGTAAAGTAAGCCCTCACGCTCAATAGGCTGGTTCATAAACAGAGCCTTAAAAGACGCTTCATCGAGATTGTTTCTCATATCCTCGAAATAAGCCGTATCAAATCCTACGCCATAGCCATAATCGAAGTTCGACTGTCCGTTTTCGTCAAACGCTGGTAGGACTATGAACTCTGCCCTCGGATTATCGCCGTATTCCTGTTCCAAGCGACCGATTACATCGTGAACCGACCAACGAGTAGCAATATGTATCTCCTTGGCTTTCATCTTCTTACGAGATTTAAGGTCATTTGTATAGGTCATCCACAACTTATCCAAACGCTCCTTACTCATAGCCTCCTCGATACCCGAACAAAGGTCATCGGCGTAGAGGATTTTGTCACATCGGGTAGCACCTGTAAGAGAAGCATTTATCGCACGACAGGTAAGGGTAGAGAACCTATGTCTCTTTCCAAGGTCGATTGTTTCTTCTTTGGAGTTTGTGGTCGCCACATTCACGCCCGGGAATACATCAGCCCACAGGTATTCACTATCTGTGATAATCTGCATTACTCCGTCATAGAAGGAGCGTGTCAGCGTTCCCGAGTGAGCGGAGGCGAGAGATTGACCGTCCGGGTCACGCCCCATTACCCAAGACAGGAAGAAAATACCAAGCGTGGACTTTCCTGTACCGGGTGGCATTGAGATTGTGAGTAAGTCCAACTCGTCATCTACAAGCCGTTGCATTGCTTTAACCAGCCGTGCGAGGACTTTTCGCCTTGGTACATAGAATTTCTTCTCGGGTTCTCTGTTCCACTCCACATAGAGAAGATAACTCTCGAAATCATCCCAAGCGGCGGCGTGTAAGACCTTTTTATGTAAATTAAAGAGTTTCAATATGTCCTCGGACTGTGAGAGAGTAGGTATCTTACCCTCAATATCGTTCGAGAGCCGCTTCAAATAGCGGATTGCAAGTGGACGCTCCGTCTTTTTGGTATCAAGACAGATATAATAAGCGTCCTCATATGCCCGGAGAGAGCCGTTTTTCTTCTCTACTTCCGAGAATATGGTATTAAGTAAGCGTTGCTGTTCATTCATAGTGGTTATGACCTCCAATAACAATAAAAAAGTGCGTTACCACAGAGGAATTATCCTCGTGCGGTAACGCACCTAACGTAAATCTTATTTAATTGAGTGTGATTATAAATCTATGTGTATCGGGTCTGTCGTAGTGTCTCCGTACTGTAAGACAACCTCTATACTTGTGACTTCATCGGCAGTAGCACCCACAACCTCGGGGTTCGCCATCCAAACTTGATTAGCGGTTTTTCCCGGAAGGATTGTGGCTGGTGTGCCGCTCACAAATTGTACCATAACATTATTGACAGAACCTTTTATCGGTAGCACCGTGATTTCATCTGCACCGTTGTTATCCAACGTAAAACTCATACCTATCTGTCCGGCTACTTCCGAAACTCCCTTGAATGTGACTGTAAGAGTGCCGTCCTCATAAACAACTTCGCTGGTGTCTGTGGTTTCAGTCTCGGGGCTTGTCTCATTGTCTGTGGTAGGAGTGGTTGTCTCGCTACAAGCCGTGAGAGCAAGGGAGAGGATAAGCATAAGTGTAATACCGAGGGTTTTGGTTTTAATTTTCATCTGATTGTACCTCCTGTTTCAATTTGTACCAAGTGGTTCGACCTATGCCGAGTTGGCGACAGGCTTCGTCCACCGTAATGAGATTATTGTTCTGTAAGGCAAGGAAACTCTTAAACTCGGGCGGCTCTTTTCGTAGCCTACCTTCAGTCCTCTTGCCGTGTCGCCGGGCGATTGCCTTACCTTCAGCCAAGCGTTCCACGATATTATCGTGTTCAAATTCTGCAAAAGCCAAGAGCATTGTAACGGTCAGCCTACCCATAGGCGTATCGTCTACCCGACCCATATTCAGAATGTGAATAATAACTCCTTGGGCTTGGAGATTGCGGATAAGTGCAACTCCCTCTTGTGCCGAGCGAGAGAACCTATCCAACTTCGTAACTGCCAGCGTATCGCCCCTTTTTATTTTTGCGAGAATTTTTGAGAGTTCCGGGCGGTCGGTAGTCATTCCTGTATAGGCTTCTTGATAAAAGACGGCTTCGGGATAAGTAGAGAGCAGAGCCGACTTTTGACCCTCTAAAGAATTACCGTCTTTCGCCTGTACCTGTGAAGATACCCGGGCGTAAGCGTAGGTAGCCATAGGTTAATCCTCTTGGGCATTTGGGTCAGCGTCAACCTTTAATACCCACTCTGACTTGTCGGTAGTCTTTGAGCGGATAACCAACTCACAATCCATAGCCTCCAAGAACTTTACCAGCGTGTCAACTCGAAGTCCGTTCGCTCTCTGTAACTTGGTGGTTACACCACTTGGATATTTATAACCCAACTTCTCCGCAAGGAGAGAGTGGGTAAATCCCTTGGCTTTTATGACTTCTCTGATTGTTTCGCTAATCATAGGCGATTGCCTCCTTCCTTTCGTGTTATTTCAACAGGTCATCGAGGGTTGTGTGGGTTTCTCTCGGTGTGTAAGTGAGAGTAATGTCGTAACCCATAGCCTCCAGCATTTTGATGTACGTTTTGTTTACAATGCCGTCCTTGTTCTTTATGAGACGATTGATGTACTGACCTGTGCTACCAATGGCTTTACCGAGTTTGGTTTGGGTAGTATTGGTTTCTGCACACTTGACCTTAACATCTGTCTCAATGTTGTTGAGTAGTGCCATTTCTGTTCCTCCTATCGTTTTGATTATGATAACAAAAGACCTCTGCGATTGTCTTTGCTGTATTGAATGATAACACGGATAGAATGGAATGTCAACACTAATAGGATAATAAAATTATCTTTATAAGTGCCTTTTTATCTTTTGGGAGTATTCAGCGTACTTCCTCACCCCGGGAGGGCGGCGGCATATCCCCCCGGGGGGATATACACCGACCCCCGACAACGAACACCAGCGACAGCCCGAACGGCTCGAAGCGTTCGCACCTGTCGCCGCCTGTCATCCACTCAAACCACGCCACAAAGCAAAAAGAAACCCGAGCCGCTCCGCTCGGGTTTGTTCTTGTGGTTTCAATTATTCTTTTTCATCAATTCCCATAACACCATAAACGGAAAAAGCAAAATGCAAAATACTATCATCAACCCACCTCCCTATTATTTGAATGTAAAACGCTTGTATGTGCTGGAAACTGTCAGAGCCTCCGCAATGGCTGGATATTGTTCTTTTAATTGCTTTGTGTCAACCTTGCTTTGTGTAACATCAGCCCACGCCGCCCGGTGTTCATTGCCTACAATTTTATAATTATTTGTGGCGGTCATAATGCTTTTTATTTCGTCCGTGAGCGTGTCAATAATTACGCTTGTTTCCTCCTGTAAACGCTTGTATTGTGCTAACTCTGAAAAAATCAAATTTATATCACGCATAATATTATACCTCCTTTTGGTATTGTCTCCACGTTGGAATTGTTTTATATTCTTCTCTAATTTCTTTTATTGCTTCTTTAATTGCTTTTATTGTCTCGTTATAATCTTTATAACCTGTACACCAGCCCGGAGAACAAGCCACAAGACCAACACCAGCCAATTCTAATAAGCAATTTTTTAATTGTGTTATTTCTTTTTGGGCTTCTCGTCTATCTTCCCAGCCGTCAAGAGCAACACCAAAATTGTTTTCTATATCCAGCGTAAACCCTTCATAATATCCCGGCTTTAACACAACGTGGAAATAATAAAAACCGTATTTATTCAAAATACTTTCGGCGTTTTCCCTGTCCGCTTCATAATCTGTGTTAATCTGTTCATTAACGGCGTTTAACACTTCGTTTTCATCCTCTGTGTTTACGTTCCATTCTTCCCGGATAAAATCCATAAAATCATTGTCTTTTATATAATCGTCTGTGTCATAAGGCTTAACGCCTAAAGTGATATAATCACTTGTAAAATAATTTATTGCGCCCATTGTTTACACCTCCTTCCTGTATAATCTGTATAATGTTTCACGTTTTCCATAATTGCATTGTGTTTCATAGCCTAACGCCTTCAGAATTGACCAAAAGCAATTAACACCTACGCCGCCTTCAAAATAAGGGATAACGCTATATCCAGCCCCATAACCGATACAAGAGCGATTATCAACGCCCGTGCAAGCCGTTTCGCTCTTGTCACTTTCCCCGGCTTCGAGTGCCTTTTCTTTGAGTGTATATAATATTTTGAGTATTCCGAGCGATTTATTAAAAGCGTCAGCCACGGCGGCGGACTCTTTATCATATCCGCAACCGCTCGCATAACCTCTAAAAATACCGCTTTCGCCGTTTGTGATAACTTTAACGGCTGGATTATAACCCCAAGTAGAAGAACGCTTGTATTCTACATTTACCGAAATATAACGAACTTCGGGAGCGTTTGCGACTGCTTCAAGGTGTGCCAACTTCAAAGAAATTTCTTTTTCTATTTCTTTGTTCATCCTCTTAATTGCTAACTCGCAAGCCTTCGCCCGGTCAATTTCTCCGGCTTGGTACTGTTCCCAGCGGCGAGCGGTACTATAACGCTTTAATCCGTTGTCGCTCTCGTTCTGCTGTTCCTTGCTCCAACTCTCACAATAACCGTGAATAATAAAAAACTCGTTGCGCTGTCTCTCTGTCTCTCTGTCCTCTAAAAATGCTTTTGTTAATCTTTCAAACATAATAATTACCTCCGTTATAAAATTTTTGTTTGTCCTGTGGTTTGAACTCGTTTCCGTGTTCTTGATTATATTATAACTCGTTTTCGTGTTATGTCAATAGTATTTTTGAAACTTTTTAACATTTTTTCGAGTTATCCGCAAAACGTCCGTATTTTCAACAAAAAC